CCGAAAAGGACGTTAAAATTGATTTTTTAAAACTAGAAGATGAATTAGTTCACAATCAAAATCTAATCGGTAAGTGGATGACCTATCAACAAGTAAATCAGACAAAACTTCAGTTTATCGAGCTCGACTATAAAAAATTAGTCGGAGATAAAATGAAGTACTATACAGGTAAACTGTCTGAAGACGAAATTATATCCAAAGGATGGCAGATAGAGGGAACAAAAATCCTTAAATCTGATGTAGGTTCTTGGATGGATAGTGATCCAGACGTTTTAAAATTAAAAAAGAATGTCTTACTTCAAAATCAGATTTTAGACTTAATTAGTAAGACACTAGACATATTAATAGACCAGAAAAAGTGGACTATAAAAAATTATATCGACTGGAAGAAGTGGTTAGAAGGCAATTAATGTCTAAATTTTATGCTGCCAAATTGAATGAAGTTTACTTACAAGTAGACGCAGATGAACTTCACATGTTAAAGGAACTTGTGGAATATTTCACATTTAAAGTTCCTGGCGCTGAATTTATGCCTGCATACAAAAATAAGTATTGGGACGGTAAAATCAGGTTGTTTAATCCAACTAATTGTAAGTTGTATGTTGGGTTATTAAATCAGTTGAAATTTTTCTGTGATAAAAATGGATATGAACTTTCTTTTGAAAATGACTTAACAGACACAAATTTTACGGATAACAATTTACAAGAGTTGTGTAAGTACATCGACCCATATAGTCAAGGGAAAAAGATTGAATATAGGGACTATCAACTTGATGCTATAAAACATGCAATCGATTACAATCGAGCACTACTTCTTTCTCCTACTGCATCAGGAAAATCTCTGATTATATACACATTAGTAAGATTTTATAATATGCATCCTAATGTAAAAGGAAAGAAAATATTGATAATTGTGCCAACAACATCTCTGGTTTCCCAGATGTATTCTGACTTTGCAGACTATGGGTGGAATGCAGAAAAATATTGCCACAAAATATTCCAAGGACAAAGTAAAGAAACCGACAAGAAAGTTGTAATATCTACATGGCAATCTATTTACAAAATGCCTAGGGATTATTGGGATCAGTTTAATGTTGTAATAGGTGATGAGTGTCACTTATTTAAGGCGAATTCTTTAAACAAAATTATGGACAGGCTCACTGATTGTAAATATAGATTTGGAACTACTGGAACTTTGGATGGAAGTAAGACGCATAAATTAGTTCTGACTGGATTGTTTGGTGATGTAAAACAAGTTACCACCACAAGAAAACTAATCGACAGTAAAACCCTTGCAGACTTCAGTATTAAGTGTATCGTACTAAAATATCCAGAGAACATATGCAAGGAAATGAAGGGAGTCAAATACGCAGATGAAGTGGAGTGGATTGTCACAAATAATCGCAGAAATGAATTCATCAAGAATCTGGTTCTAGATCTAAATGGCAATACACTTGTCTTATTTAATTTTGTGGAAAAACATGGAATCCCACTACATAATTTGTTGAAGGATAGTGCAGATGAAAACAGAAGAGTCTTTTTCGTACATGGAGGAGTTAACGCAGAAATTAGAGAAGAAATACGAAGAATTACAGAAAAAGAGAAAAACGCAATTATCGTTGCTTCTTATGGTACATTTTCTACTGGTGTCAATATTCGTAATCTACATAACGTAATTTTTACATCCCCATCGAAAAGTCGTGTTCGAAATCTTCAGTCAATAGGAAGAGGGTTAAGAAAAGGAAACAATAAAGAAAGTGCAGTTTTATATGATATCGCTGATGATATGAAATACAAATCTCATATGAATTTTGCGCTGAGGCACTTTTATGAAAGACTAAATATTTATAACGAAGAAAAATTTGACTTCAAAATTCATGAAGTTAAGATTTCTGAGTAGTTGAAAAGGATTATTTCTGAAATGAATATTGAGTATAAACTAATTAAACTCGTAACAAAAGAAAATATAATCACTCAAATCAATCCTCAAGATTCTGGGAGTAGAGGTTATATAACAATTCACGATCCATACGAGATAAAGTCGTTTCTTAACCCCCAGAATGGACAGTTCAGCACTACACTCGTTGATTGGTTAAATTTTTCAACGGAAACCTTTACAAAGATATCAGTTAATGATATAATTACTGTCAATGAACCCAATAAAGATTTAGTTGACCATTACCAAATGATTTTAGACAATAAAAGATTCAATGAACAGATTGATGAAAATGTTGAAACTGCTTCCGATGAGGACAGTGTAAGTCTAGATGAAACAGAAGAACACTCTCAAGATGACTTCTTAGAGATGTTAGTAAATCACTCTAATAAGACAATACATTAAATACATTAATATCCTTAAGCATCCACATAGTGGATAATACACGTTTTTCAAGAGGTTGTCAAGAGAAAAATAAAAAAAAAATTGATTGACACTCCAATTATTTTGTGTTAGTATGAACATAACTTTATTAGGAAAAATATTATGCCAAAAACTAAAGATAAAACTAAGAGAAATCATTATGTTGACAACAAGCTCCTTCTTCAAGAGATGCGAAAGTATAAGGATGCGGTCAAACAATCGAAGGAAGACGGGTCAGAACGTCCAAGAGTCCCCAACTATATAGGCGAGTGCATTATGAAAATTGCACAACATTTGTCCTATAAACCAAACTTTATCAACTACACATACAAAGATGAAATGATCTCTGATGGGATAGAAAATTGTTTGTTGTATATTGATAACTTCGATCCAGCAAAATCATCAAATCCTTTTGCGTATTTTACTCAAATTATTTACTATGCGTTTATTCGAAGAATTCAGAAGGAAAAGAAACAATCTTATGTTAAGTATAAGTCTATGGAGAATCAAGAACTTCTTGATGAGGTAATGTCCGGCCCAGCTGGCCCGATAAAAAGAGGCGTCATGGATTTCATACACAGCAACATGGATGAATTTCTTGCAGAATTTGAAGAAACTCAGAGGAAAAAGAAAGAGAAGGCAAAAGAGAAAAGACAGAAAAAGGAAGCATAATTTATAATGAAAATTGCATTGATTACTGACACTCATTTTGGAGCCCGAGGTGACTCTATCCTATTTCATAATTATTTTTTGGAATTTTATGATAATGTCTTTTTCCCCTATCTTGAAAAGAATGGAATTGACACGGTTATTCATTTAGGTGATGTAACCGACAGAAGAAAGTTTATCAACTATAATATTTTAGATGGGTTTAAGAGTAGATTTATTGAGCGTTTAAAGGAATACGATACCTATTTCATCATTGGTAATCATGATGTGTATTATAAGAATACAAATCGAATCAACTCAATGGAACAATTATTTGGTGACGAATTAAAAATTTACACCGAAACTACAACTCTAAATTTTGACGGAACAGATGTATGTTTTATTCCTTGGATTAATTCAGAAAATTATGATAACACAATATCTCATTTAAAGAAAACCAAAGCAAAGATTGCAATGGGTCATCTTGAAATCGCAGGATTTGAAATGGGTGCTGGATTGATGTGTCATGACGGAATGGATAAGAAATTGTTCAATAATTTTGATATTGTGATGTCTGGCCACTTCCATCATAAATCCCATAACGGAAACATTCATTACTTAGGAAATCCATATGAAATTACATGGGTTGATTGTAATGACAAAAGAGGTTTTCATATTTTTGACACTGAAACAACAGAACTAGAACATATTATAAACCCATATAAAATGTTTCATAAAGTTTATTATGATGAAGATAAAAAAGTTTCTGCAAGTAAATACAAAGACAAATATGTTAAGTTAATCGTAAAAAACAGAACAGACTCTTATAAGTTTGATGTTTTTGTGGATGAACTTTATAAGAATGAAGTTGCTGATTTATCCATTGTTGATGATTCGACTGAATGGGATTTTGAAGAGGCCTCTGATATTGATGCAACCGAAGATACAATGTCACTATTGACAAATTATATTGATAATTACGAAATCGATGTAGATAAAAACAAGTTAAAAGGTATCATGCAAGACTTGTATGTTTCTGCATTGAGAGGTGTGTAGATGATTGAATTTAAAAAGATTAGATGGAAAAACTTTTTATCAA